AGCACTCATGATCTGATCAATGAAGGCGATTTTGCCGTCACGAGGGTTGATCAGGTCTTCTACAGCATCGGTAGCATTGCCTTCGTTGCCAACAGAGCCTCGGAGCATGCCCAGGCATCGCATTAGTTCCTGTTGCTGCGCTTCGATGGCTTTCTCTAGCTTGGCGTCAGACTTGATGGATTGACTTGCAAGGTGTTGCGCTTCCAGGAAATTGGCGCGAGCGCGAGCCTGCCGCAACAGGTCAAGGGCAATGCCCCATTCTGAATCAGAGTCGCCATAACGATCCATGGCGCCGTCGTCCGTAAGATCGGAAACTGTTTGCTCGAACTCCAGTTTAGAGCAAAACTTAGTGGTGTTATTCGGAAATGCTGTGATCAAGTGCTGTTTGCTGATCATCGAAGCGCCGTCGGCTTCTCCATTGAAAATCCGGTCGATCAAGCCGCCGATGGAACGGAAAGCGTCATTAGACCACAGCTGGCGTGGCAGGGATTGGCCATGGCTAACACCGACTGCGATGCGCAGGTCAGACCACAGCTCACGAGCCAACCCAGAAGGGCTGCAAAGGACGCGGCATAAAACAATTGCTTCCTGGTCTGTAGTGTCGTCTCCCTCGAACTTAGTGGTGGGCTGAATCTTTTCAATCAACCGGACTAGGCCGAACACAGATTCAGCCTCTTCTTTGCCGACACCAGCAATCTTGCCGTCCTGGGCTTGTAGCAATCCGAGGTCAACTGCGTTCTGGATGTGTGGGGGAAAATTCATATTCAGTTAGCAGTGGGGAGGTATGAAACACCAGCCTGGTGTTCCTTGTAGGTCCAGTGTACCACGCTTCCTTCTTCGTCGCTATAGACATAGAGCGTGTCTTGAGCGGCGGCATCGGTTTCGTGTTTCCAGGCTTCGAAGCGTTCCATAGTGATACGTTCCACCTTCGAGAACTCATGCCCCTTGCTCGCAAACCACTCCAGCCAGGAGTTGTCGTTCGTCCTGTCAAAGCCTGCTGCCTCTGCTTTGTCACCTTGAGCTTCTTGGTACATTTTCTGAGTCTTCTCAAACTTCTTGGGGCTAGGCGTGCCTACACCAAAGATATTGTCGAAAGTTTGTGGGAATTTCTTGTACCAGTCGTTCATCTTGCAGGCGAGCAGGATTTTGCCTAGATACTCTTTCAGATCTTTGCACTCCAGCATCTCAGCGTGCTGCATCAAGACGTCAAGCCTTGCCTCAGGCAACATGCCACGCATTGTCGGGAAGTTGTCAGGCTTTTTGGTGTTCCAGACTTCAACGAGCTCCTTGCGCAGCTTTTGGCGCCCAGACAGTTTGCGCTCTTTCTCTTCAGTCAACTTGACAGGGCTGGACGAGTCAATCTTGAGTTGGTACTGGGACTGCCCAAAGACATTGTCAAGCTTTGCTATGAACCCGCTTTCCGATAAAGCTTTGATCGAGCGCTGCAGGTTGCGAGTGGGAATACCAAGCAAATCAGCCACTTCTGCAATGCTGGCAAATCTATCGGATTCACCGTTGCGGCAAAGGCTACACAAGGACATCCAGATCACCTTGTCCCGATCGGTCAAACTCTCGTGAAGAATGACCTCGTTAGGGATCTGGGTAAAGCGACTTGAGACACGTGGAGGAGTGATGCGAAAAGGCTTCATCGGCATGGGGGCGAAGTACTCACATCTTACCACATGCGCGACAAATGGTGTCGCACAAAACGACAAATGGTGTCGCGTAAAACGACAAATGGTGTCGCACGAGCGCGACAAATGGTGTCGCTATACCTATATACCAATACATTTAGAAAATACTTATCGCGAGGAAGAGCTTTGGAACCTTAAGCCATGGCTGGACGAAAACGACGATTCACCCCTCCCAAGGGTTTTACGCAGTGCTCCAAATTGCGTCGAAACTACGAGGAAAATGGCAAGGCTTTGGGACGTCTCTACCTGTGGTACGAAGATGCCGCTTTGGAGGCCTGGTCGTTCCTCGGTGGCACTCTTGGTCCTCGCTGGATGCTGGAGGTGTATCGATACCACTGGATCAAAGATAACCCGTCGGATTACAAGCGCTGGAGGAATCAGAACTACACCACCCGAAAGGTGTGATAGACTGATTGGGTAATACCTTCCCCGAGGACCCGAACATGGATTTCCCCAACCTTGCAGGCGTCGCTACCAAAGACCTGGTCGAGAAGATCGGAACAGGCAAGTTCAGCGCGGCTTACATCAACTGGTCTCGCACCATGCACCTGCTGCGCGTTAACGCACCGGGCTGGCTGGTTGACTACCTTCCTGCAGAGGATGGCAGCTTGCTCCACAAGGCTCCGGTCGGCGCCTACCTGCTGATTCGCTTTCAGAACATGGAGACTGGTGCTGTTACTCCTGCATTGCCTCAAGCAGTAATGGACCACCGCAACAACGCTATCCCGTTCGACAAGATTACAGCTCGTGATGTAACCGACACCCAGCGTCGCGGCATGTGTATGGCGGCTGCAATGCACTTCGGCCTAGCTTACGAGCTGTGGGCCAAGATGCCTATGGAGAACGGCTACGCTGCTCCTGGAGCTGAAGAGGCCCCAAAGGCCGCACCTGCCGCTACTCCAGCACAGGTCCCCTCTGCGGAGGCTGTCAAGGGGTCTGAGGCAACGGAGGCCACCTTTCGCGAGGCAGCTATTTCCAAAGGCTTCAGCACCTACGCAGTCGACGGCCTCCTTGGGCTCATCAAGGGCGACTTTGCTAAAGGGATCAAGACCGTCGGAAACAAAACAGCAGCCGAAGTCGAAACACTTAACGCCAAGTTTGCCCCAAAAGAAGAGTCCAGCGAAGGCGAGCAGTGGTGATCTCACCGGATTCTTAGAATTTTTTAATGGCGTCCTAGTTGACTAGGGCGTTTTTTTATGCCATACTCTGTACATGACCTTCACGAGGACACGCAAATGACTACCGACCCGATCCAAGCCTGGTTGAACGCTGCAGGACGCTATCCCCTTCTGCCAGCTTCCGAAATACTTCGCCTTGCAAAGAAACGCGACTCCCTGACACCTGGCTCCAAGGAGTACGTCAAGGTGATCAACAAAATCTCAGAACACAACCTGCGACTAGTCCCTGGCGTGGTGCGCAAATACCTGGCCAAGCGCAGTGGTTACAGCATGCGTTCCGAAGTAACCAACGACTTGCTCCAGCAGGGCTATATTGGCCTTCGTCGTGCAGCAGAGAAGTTTGATGCAGCTCGTGGCTTTACCTTCGCTACTTACGCATATACCTGGATATTCCAGTCTGTGACTCGCTGGCATAACTGCAGCGACAAAATGATTTATGTTCCTGAGAACGCCATGACCGAAGTGCTTTATCGTAGGCGCCACGGTCGCCCAAGTAATTCAAAAAACGGACGAATTGGCCTAGAAGCTTTGACCGCTGCAGCCCGGACTCTAGACATCGCTTCCCTTGATCGCAAAATCAATCACGAAGAGAACACACCTTTTTCTGAGCTTATAGGCGAAGAGAACTTGCTCTACAACAACGAACCAGTCGACGACCAGAGAGGTGTTCGCATGCTCTCCGAACTAATGGCCGAGTGCAATATCGCTCCTCGCTCACAAGATGTTGTGCTCAGCTATGCTCGTCGCGGTCGCATGTCGATCGTAGCCTGCAAGCTGAAACTCAGTCCCAAGCATTGCCAGAACCTTTACCAAGAGGCAGTGCGTGTCATGAAGATTGCGATTAAAAACAAAGAGGCTGATATACTGAATAACAACACTACCTCTACGAGGAACTGACAATGGCTGCTATCACAACCGCAGGTAAGGTTACTTGCAAGGAAGGCACCGAAGCTGTGACCGTCCGTGAATTCGGCAACGGTGGCAAGATCGCCAAGTTCAACATGGTCGATCAAGAGTACTACTATGCCAAGAGTGCGGACGACAAGATCGGGCAATTCTACACTTGCGAGGTAAATGGCAAACAAGCTGACATCGTTGTAGATCGCCTACAGCGAGGTGACCGAGTTTGCGTGCGCGGCCAATTGGTTCAGCGTGAGTATAACGGGAAAACATATCTCGATGTTAAGAATGCTTCTGTGACGTTCATGGAGGATCGCCGGGACAGTCCGGCTGGTGGCGGGGAATCTTTGTTCTGATCTAACAGAATGTTTCAGCCTCCCTTTACGGGGGGCTTTTTTTATGGTTATAATGGGTACATCAACCGAGGAGTTTCCCCATGACTTTTGGATTCACTATTGAAGAAGCCGAGATCGCCCCAGGCAGTCTTGGGTTACTGTTCGACGAGACCCCGGAGCTAACTACAGCCGATGTTCGCCCGTTTATCTGGGCAATACTGCTGTACCGAGGAGCAATCCGCACCCACGAGGCAGTAGGAGCTATAACCCCTCTGTGTGGATCCTCTGAGCTGTTTGCTGGCTGGTCTGACGATCTAGACCTAGAAGACAACAGAACCCGCTTAGAGTGGCTTGTGCAGGAGGTTCTTGGCGATATGGTGGCCGAAGGCTTGCTCCGATTAGGAGTTGAAGATCTTTGGGTGCTTAACTCTTCAGAGAAGCACCTGCCTACAGTCATAAAAGCTGTTGCCGGTATTGATGGCAGTCTTCCGGCTCATTACATCCTCGAAAGGGAGAGTCGCTAATGGCCAGGCATGGCAAAAGCCGTAGGGCTAAGCAAAAAAGACAGGCTAGGGAACATGAGTTATGGGCAAAGGACCAGACTCAAGAAGGTTCTGACAAAAGAGCTGGAGAGTTTGTTGTGTTACTATGGCCAAACATGGAGAAAACCAAGCCTATGAACTGGAGTGAAGCGGAGAAGATCTGGCGTAATCACACCGATCGCGCCATGATTTTCGCTAAAGACGACTTTACTTGTAAGACAAGGGAGCCAAACTAATGCAAGTTCTCAAAGATGGCACCGTTAAATACAAAGCTTCTGCCTTAAAAGCAGCTGAATGGTATCAGCAGGAACCTTTGCCCATGAGGTCTATGCGGAAAGGCACTCGTGTTAAGGTGTTTTGCGGTGCTGGCTGGGACAAGGGTAAAGTGATAGAATGGAAATCAAGCGGGATTACCGTTTACCTTGATCGACGGAAGAAGACAATCTGCTGTCGAGACAATAGAAACATCAAAATTGAGGATTCCTCCAAATGACCCACGACCCAATCAACAGCCCTGCTCACTACGCTGAAGGCCGACAGTACGAGCCCATCGACGTCATTGCCGATTGGGAGTTGAACTACCACCTCGGTAACACTCTGAAATATATCAGTCGTGCAGGCCGCAAGCAGAATCAGTTGGAAGATCTCAAAAAAGCGCGTTGGTACATCGACAGGGAGATTCAGTCCTTGGAGCAGCCAGTGCCCTTTGAAGCTACTTATGAGGACATCGTCCAGGGATTGGTCGACAATGCAGTACGAGGCTACGAGGAGCCCTTCTACTATGGAGAGACCCGTGACGTTGATGAGCAACCTTTGCCTGGCTGGGACTCTGATGAGGACTACATGTGGGACCCTTCTCTTGGACCTGTAGAACTGTCAGAAGCGGAAGTCAGTGAGATCCTTCGCAATCGGAATATCGCTGACGCGGAACCCGACGAAATCATCAAGGTGATCGAAAAGCGTGGTTTTCTGATAGGAGTCAAGGCTAATGGGAACACTTGCGTCTTGAGAGAGGACGGAGGAGGCTGCGAGTGATCTGCCTTGCAGTTTTACCTTTACTGCAGTTGCTGGGGATCTCTTTCGGGATCCTTGGTATCTTAGCGGTACTGGCATTCCTGGTTGATGATTACACTGGAGATATTCCACCCTCTGTTTAGCAAGGCTCGCCCTCGGGTAACATCCAAGGGCACTTTTATGCCAGCGGCTTACAAGAAAAACCAAAAGGAGCTCCTTGAGAAAGTTAAGGAGCAATATAGTGGGCCTCCTCTGCAGGGGCCCCTTCGCGTTGAAATGGAGCTGTATGGCGAAGGCCGAGCTGACATTGACAACGTCGTCGGAGCTTTCTTTGATTCGGTCAACAAGGTCCTGTGGGAAGACGATCGGATCAGTATCATTTCCGAGTTGTCTGTTCGTTGGACTAAGTGCAAGAAAGAACACAGCACCTGGCATGTAAAGGTCATCGAGATTGGTGAAGAGCAAGAGGAATTGCCGTTCTGATAGAATGAGCAATATGCCTAGCTACCTGTGACTGCTGAAATCGCTTACAACCAGAGTGACTTTGCCTACCGGAAAGAGCCTGGAGTCAATCAGTCTAGTTTAAAGAAGATTTTAGACAGTCCCGCTCATTACCAGGCGGCTTTGAAGTTTAAGATGATTCCAACTCCCGCGATGGAGATGGGTACAGCAACTCACTGCTTAGTCCTGGACGGGGAGGATGCCTTTAATGGTTCTTACTTAAAGAAACCCGATAACATTAAATTAACTACCAAGGAAGGCAAGGAATGGAAGGCCAGCGCTGGTCGAAAGAAGATCCTGAGCACTGGCGGCAAGGATGATCCATGGAATAGCGTGCAGGGAATGGCAAAGAGTCTAAAGCGCCTTGAGTGGTACGCAGGAGAGGATGCAGAGTACATCAAACGCAATGAGGTCTCCATCTACTGGGACTGGCATGGAGTGCGCTGCAAGGCCCGTCTGGATAGCGTATTGATTGAGGAGGGAATTGTCCTTGATCTCAAGACTACGGACACAGTTGACTCTGAGTTATTTACCAAGAAGGTAGTGGGGCTCGGCTATGACTTCCAGGCCGCATTCTATGCTAAGGCAGCCGAAGTAGCCTACGGTAAGCCATTCCGGTTCCTGTTTGCTGCTGTAGAGCGCAAGGCGCCTTATACAGTCGATCTCTTCGAGGTTGACGAGGAGATGATGGCCGAAGGTCTTAAGAAATGTGACTCAGCCATCAGGATCTATGCAGATTGCATGGAGAAAGGCGAGTGGCCAAACCGTGAGCCCTTGATTCATCAGCTGAGCTATCCGTCTTGGTACAAGGCGTATGATAAGATGGTTGAAACCCCCGAGGATCTATTTTGACACAGCTCGAAGTACACAATGCACGCCTGATCTCAATCACTCCCGACGCGGAAAAGCAGATTGTCTACATGGCACGGGTGTCGAACCCAAGCAACCAGGACAACATGGACACAGCTCCACGGCTTATCAAGTATCTCCTTAAGCACAAGCATTGGAGCCCGTTTGAGATGGCCACCATGCAGGTTGAGATCAACACCACTCGCGCAATCGAGACTCAGATTCTGCGTCATCGGAGCTTCTCCTATCAATCGTTCTCGCAGCGATATAGCGATGTGTCCCAACTCCCAGCCATTGGGTTACCTCACCTGCGCTCACAAGACCTAAAGAACAAGCAAGCCAGTCACGACGATCTGCCACCAGAGTTGATCAAGCGCTATAACCGTTACATCCAAGAGATCTACGACGGCGCTCAGGATCTGTACCACAACATGCTTGAGCACGGCGTTGCTAAGGAATGTGCTAGGTCGATCCTTCCTCTTGGCACTCCCACTCGGATTTATCAAAGTGGGACGATCAGGTCCTGGATACACTACTTAGAGGTCCGAGCTGGCATCGAAACACAGCTTGAACATCGAATGATTGCCGAGGCTATCAAAGAGATCTTCAAGGAGCAGTTGCCAAACGTCTTCGAGGCAGTGTTCTCATGACTTACCTTGTTGAACATGACCCCTCAGATTGGGGAGTAGTCTTAAGCGATTACTGGGCAGAAGGGGAAGTTCCTTACCACTACTACGAAAAAGAAAAGCTGTTGGTTGTTAATGTGATTTTTGTCTCTCAAGTCTGGAGAATGGGCACTACGGAGCCCCTTACACTTGATAACCTTCAGCGAGCTGCAGGGTTAGTGGGACGACTTCATTTCAAAGACCTTAAAAAGGTGCGGATCAGCTTTAGCGAGTTCTGGCCTATACGGAGGATGTACAATGGCTGACATGAATGAAAAACGAGGTTTTTCCATGCAGACCTCGGGACAGCTTTTGGTAGCCAATAACTCGCAAAACCCATTATTGTACAACAACCTTATCTACATCAGACCCATGTCCTACGAAGCAACTGTTGAGTTCAAGTTCAATTCTACCTACACTCATGATTATACTCGTGGGTTTGGTTCTACTGTTGGTTGTGATGATTTTGTTCCTGAAGAGCATTTCCTGATCACAGCACCTGCTGCTGACCTTAATGCCAAACAGTATTTCAAACTCTTTGAGAAGTTCATGCTGGCAGTTGGCATGTCTCCTGACAATATTCGTGGGGGTGCTATGTCTTTGGTCTTGAATGAATGGGTCAATGATGCAGACCAACGTAAAATCTGTGATGAGTATGAGGTTACTAGAAACGAAGATCTCCATGAAAAGTTCAAGGAATGGAAGGAACGTGATGAAGAGATTGAATCCATTCGTAATTCGCGAATAACGAATGAAACTCATTAAACTCAATCGCCAAGGCTCTTCGGGGGCTTTTTTAATGCTTTGGCATACTAGCCCGACACAGAGAGATTCTAGTGGG